TTAGGGGAACTTGATGAATCTTAATCTTGATAAAATTAAAATCGACGGCGGCACACAGAGTCGTGCAAAGATAGATCAAGATGTTGTAGCAGAGTATGCTGATCTAATTAAAAGCGGGACAATTTTTCCGCCCATCACAGTTTTTTATGATGGCGTGGATTACATTCTGGCAGATGGTTTCCATCGTTACTTTGCCAATCGTAAAGCAGGCACACCGAACTGCGAAGTGCAGTTACATGAAGGCACGTTGCGAGATGCAATTCTGTTTAGCTTCTCTGCCAATCACGCACATGGCCTGCGCCGCACGACAGCAGACAAACGCAAAGCTGTGACTGCGATGTTGGAAGATATCGAATGGCAGGATTGGAGTGACCGCGAGATAGCCAAGCATTGCAATGTCAGCCCGATGTTGGTTGGTACTATCCGCAAAGAGTTGGGTGCAACAAAAAAAGAAACTAAGTTCATGCGTGGCGGTAAGGAAGTTACGCAATCAGAAAAGCCGAAGAAAGATGATCCAGTAGAAACATTTAATCAAGCAGAGATAGATGCAGAGATACAGAAAGCGGCATCAGATAATTTGCAGAAAGAGAACGAAGATCTTAGAGATCAGTTAACAGTTGCACTTGCTGCAAGTACAGATGATATCGAGAAAGAAAAAGCTGCATCAATAATTAAAGATTTACGTTCACAGATTCGTATGCTGGAGGTAGAATTAAGAGCGATGACAAACTCGAGAGATCAGTTTCAGTCAGAGAACATACAGCTCATGAAGCAAGTAGCGATGCTTCAAAAGAAGTTGAAGAAGACAGAAGGAAAGTAATTCATGCCCACGTTAGCGGGCTAGTGCTAACAGTCTAAGGAGAGTTATGCTTAACTTGCGTTCCTATCAGGAGCAGACCCTTGCTGCCCTGCGTGAAGGATTTGCTCAAGGTAAAAAGTGTCAACTGCTATACGCCCCAACAGGCGCAGGCAAAACAGAGATGGCCATCGCCCTGATGGCTGCAACAAAAACCAAAGGCAACAAAGCGGCGATGTTGTTAGATCGCATCGTCCTTTGTGATCAAACAAGTAAACGATTAGAGAAGTATAAGATAGATCATGGCGTAATGCAGAGCGGCCATTGGAGATATCGTCCTTACGAATCCATCCAAGTATGTTCAGCTCAGACTCTTGAGCGCAGGGGTTCGTTCCCAGGGTTAAATCTTTTAATCGTTGACGAGTGTCATCAAACCCGCGAACAAACCATTCAGTTTATCAAAGACAATCCTGATGTGCGTGTCATCGGGTTGACTGCTACTCCGTTTACCAAAGGTCTTGGAAAGATATACGACAACGTAGTCTCTGTCGTTACGACTAAGCAATTAGTAGATGATCGAGTGCTTGTACCTCTTCGTGTGTTCATCGCAAAAGAAATTGACATGACTGGTGCGAAGAAGATTGCGGGTGAGTGGAGCCAAGCAGAAGCAGGCACTCGCGGCATGAAGATTACCGGTGATGTGGTGCAAGAGTGGGAAAAGAAAACCCACGAGATATTCGGTGGCCCACGTAAGACGATTGTATTTGCTAGTGGTGTAGACCACGGCGTACATCTGGCTAGAAAGTTTGAAGCGAGCGGGTATAACTTTATCTGTATCAGCTACAAAGATGATGACGAGTGGAAGAAGCAAGTTATTCAAGACTTCAGCAAACCAGATACAAATATACATGGCTTGATCGCAACGGATATTTTGACCAAAGGATTCGACGTTAGTGATGTGATGATCGGAGTGTCCGCTCGGCCATTCAGTAAGTCTCTGTCATCCCACATACAGCAGATGGGTCGTGTGATGCGCGGCCATGAGGGTAAAGAGTTTGCTGTCTGGTTAGATCATTCAGGTAATTACCTGCGCTTTCGTGAAGAGTGGGACGAGGTATACGAGCAGGGCGTAGACGAATTAAACGAGGGCAAAGAGAAAGCCAAGCGGGAACCAACGGAAAGAGAGAAGAAAGAATCCAAGTGCCCGCAGTGTTCTGCATTATGGCCTGTTAACTCTGACACTTGCTACAACTGTGGTCATGTGCGCGAGAAGAAAAACAAAGTGGTTGCGGTACATGGCGAGATGATTGAGCTGACAGGCACAGCGTTGCGCGAAGGTAAGCAGCAGTTCTGGAATGAGATGGTGTGGTACATCCGTGTCCAGGGGTGGTCTAAAGGACGCGCAGCACATACATACAAAGACAAGTTCGGTGTGTGGCCGCGAGGATTGCGGGACGATACGCCATGTATGCCAAGCGATGAAACGCGCAGGTTCGTGGACAATAAGCTTAAACAATTCATACGCTCAGTGAGGTTGGGATAATGGAATTCTTAGATTTCTGCCGCAGTCATGGCATTATCATCCACGATCTGCCGCCGCTCGGTGTGTGGCGCAGGTATCCAACCGAGGATCATCCGCGCAGCAAGAACGGTGCGGTGAAGTTTATGGGCGAAGTTGGGTTCGTTCAGAATCATGCGACAAGTACTGTCGTATCCATTTGGAAGTCATACTCACCACACACAGCTAAACTTAAATCAACGTACCAAACATCAATACGTCAGGCAGAAGAAGAGCAGCGAAAGAAACATCACCAAGCTATGCAGCGCGCAGTTGCTATGCTGAACGCGAGCGGCAACAGTACGCACCCATACCTAGAAGCCAAGGGATTTAAGGACGAGCAGGGTAATGTCTTATGGCAGAACGGCAAGCCACTATTGCTTATACCTATGAGGGTGGCAGGTAACTTAGTCGGACTGCAACAGATAGATGAGGACGGCCAGAAGAAATTCTTATACGGCCAACGTACTAACAATGCTACTTTCAACTTTAACAATCACGGCCCGAACATTTTGTGCGAAGGGTACGCTACAGCATTAAGCATTCGCACTGCGATGAAACAAATGAAGCGGCGGTATAACCTGCACGTATGCTTTAGCGCAGGCAATATGGTGAAGGTAGCTGCTACCCTGGAGCCTGGCTTAGTCATAGCGGACAACGACGAGTCTGGTACAGGGGAGCGGGTAGCTAAGGAAATTGGCTGGCCATACTGGATCAGCGACAAGGTGGGCGAGGACGCTAACGACTACCATCAGCGCCTTGGTTTGTTTGCATTCACGCAGAGTCTAACGTCAATGCTTGGTAGAAGTATTAAAAGCCTGTCCCATTGACAATCCGCCGTTAGTAAACGGCACAATGGCAGAGAGCGATTGCATGATCTCGATTCCAAGATTCAGGCATCGCTCTCCCTCCCCAGACCAGTCAGAAACGACGCGCACGTTCCCATCCTCATCTTCGATGATGTGGACGGAAAACGTGGCAGGGTGATTGTCATTCATTAATAATTTGGAATGCTTGAATCATCATGCTGACTAAATTTAAAAGGTTTGATTCATTACCTGCAAGGGTAGCACAAGCTATTGCCATTGCTTTCGCTGCGCTCTCCTCATCAAGATCAATTACCTCACAAAATTCTAGTAATTTTTCTGCGTTGTCGTTGATGTCCATCGTATGATCCTCCATTATGTATAAAGTTTATCTTCTAATAATTTGATGCAGGCGGCCCGCCTGATTGCTTCGTGCGCACGGTGCAGGGTATCAAGATCATGATAAGCGTTGCGCTCTTCTCTTTCATCCCTGGCATTTTTCAGGCGTGCGTCAATTTCATCCTCGGCGAGCGGTAGTAAATCGCGCAGAGCATCGTACAGTTCCCAGGCGTGCGCGTGCAGGGTAATTTCTGGCGGGTTATCTGGATAGTTCATGGCAATAGGCTTTCACAATAGGAAAAGTAAAAAAAGTAAGGCCCACATAATCAGGAAGCCGGCCACACCGGCCACGAATTCAACAAGAATATTCATAATTTCCCTCTGATTAAATAGTGCAGCAACCGCAACAAGGCGCGTCAATGCAGCGGCCGCGTGCGTTTTGATAGTAGGTTTTCGGGCCTTGATCACCCATTAACGTAATGACGTTTATATTTCCCCCGCCGCGGCGTAATAGCACGGCGCCCCCCTTGTACCAATTGATTAGATCACCGGCCAGGATACGTGCGCCGGTTTTTTTGCAATAACCTGGATATTTAGCGGTAATGGTTTTCATCATGCGGCCCTTTTCATCATGATAACTTTATTCATTTTGCGGCCGTGCGCAGGGTACGCAATAACTTTTACTTTTTTGTCGTAGCAGGCCCGGCAATCACCGCAAGCGCCGTTATTGTCATAAGCGCCGCACAATTTCGTGCCACGTTTAACCTGGTCGGGCGCCGGAATTATCACGCTTCCGTGCAGGCCCTTTGTATATTCACCAGTGACAGAATCACTGGAGAAGCGTACACACACGTTTTTAAGCGCCTGCATTTCGGCCAGTACGAGGCGGTATTTTGGAAATTTGTACATGCGTGTCGGTAGCCAATGATTGACCCACGGCGTGCGCCTCATTACCTCGAGAATTTTCTCGGCCAGTGGCAGCGTGTACATGTCTCCGCTATCAAACCAGCGGAAATATCTATCGTTTTGTAATTCGTTGACCATGTCGTCAACCCATGCCAGGCGTTGCCAGTCTATTTTGTTGTGCGCACGCGGGGCCTTTACATTAGCGAAGCGGTAATTTCCGGTAGTAGCATAGCAACCAGCGCAGGCGTCAACCAATTGACCAGGCGCCGCAATTGATCCCGGGCAAGTCTCGAGCGCTTCAAGTGACCAAGAGCGCACGCCGTCAAGTTTTGAAGTAACAGAAATTTTCATACGGCCCCCAATGTGATCAAGTTTTCGATAATGTGCGGTGTGTAGCAGTAATAAGAGCGGATTTTTGAGCGCTTCTCGCGTGCTACTCTGTCTCGTAACTTCGGATCAACCCCGAAGCGTGCGTTGAATGCGTTGAAAAAACGAGCGGTATCGCAATCTTCCTCAAGATAAGCAAAGGCGTTGCGGTAGTACGAATAGTGAGAAATTTCTTTATAGATACCTAATTCAAGCAAAAGCTTTACCGGTACCTTTACCCAACCGTGGCCGGGATCCTGAATATAATCAAAAGTTTTCATTATCTTCTCGCTTAAATTGTTTTTTGTTTAACTTCAATTTGATATCCCAGCGTTTTGATTGTCTCGAGCGCGTGACGAGTGATTGTCTTCGTGCCGGCCAGCTTAGATAACAGCTTTGAAGTGTCACAAGCTGGGTAATAGGTTTGCAATCCGTAGATGTCCTTTATTTCAATTGTGATTTTCATTTTCACTCTCCATTGTGAGTACATTCAGGTATTGAATGCATGGGTAGATACTAGCATGATGCAATACATTGTCAAGTATCAATGCAATACATTGTGATTGTATTTATTGATCGACATCCAGGCCTTGATTGCTTTTCTCTATTTGTTCCCCCTATAATGCGCACGTTAGCGCCGCGAGCGCGCATGTAATCCCGAAGGGAAGTCAGTACGCTATGAAACAAGTAAGCAGGAAACAGACAAGAGAAGCTATACAGACTATCCAAGGTAAGGGATTAGCTGCATCTCTCGGTATACCTAAGAGTGCAGGATTAACCAAGAAGCAAAAAGCTTTTTGTGAGGGTATTGTCGTCGAGGGGTTGACAGCCTCCGACAGCTACCGCAAGAGCTATAACACGAAGGCCAAATCGAACACTGTCAACGTCGAGGCGCACAAGCTTACCAAAAACCCTAAGGTAGCCAGTACGATAGCAGCGATAGAACAGGCACAAGAGTTGGCTGCATTGCATTCCGCCGAAGCTTTGAAGAGCATTATTATTTCAACGCTTACGGATGTCGCAACCAATAGCGATAAAGACAGCGTAAGAGTCGCAGCGGTAAAAGTTTTAGGGACAGTCGTCGGTGTCGACATGTTCCGAGAGACTAAACGCGTCGAGACAGTGCAAAACAGTGATGTCATCCGCTCGCAAATACTTGATCAACTCAAATCAATGATGCTATCAACCGATGACGCTGTCGACGTCGACGCAACCGACCTGCTGACCGAACTAGTAGGCCCCTCCGCTGACCCTACCCCACCCGCACCCCCCAAAAACCAAAACGGGACTCCGGCGGCTGACCTGCATACTATTCCCCACGAACAGTCCCACTCTTTTTCCGATGGGGATCAGTCTGATGATCTACAGGAAGACCCCCCCGTCTCTTTGGAATCGTCCACCCCCCAGGGGGATATATTTTTAGAAAAAGGGAAATAGTTATCAAACGGGTATCTGTAAGTTCTTACAGATACCCTGTTGACAACATTTACAAAATGACAGTTCTTTTGATAAATAGGGACATGACGACAAAGAGGAAAGATTTGTCGTATGAGGAATGTTTGGAGTTAGAGATGACGCCTGCACAGAAGGAAGTGTTCTTGTGTATAGATGAGTGGTGGAAGAAGTATGGGTTTGGGCCGTCTATACGGGATATATGTAATGTCCGAGGAAAGGCTGGCATGGGGAATACGGCGGAGATTATTAACCGGCTTATAAAGATTGGCGTTCTGAAGAAGGTGAAGGGAGCTGGTCGTAGCGTTCGGCCGGTGTATATAAACTTTCGCACGTTAGAGT